CCCACAGCACGCTTAAGGCATCATCGATCGTCTTGATCGCGATGTCCTGGTCGAACACGTCCTCATAGGCGTAATCGACAGCAACCCGGAACGCGCCATCCCCACAGATAGCCATGCTCTCGAACGCATTGGCGGTTGACCTGTCGGCGCGGCTCTGCGTCCAGATATTGCGGATCAAGTCACCGCGAACATCGGCAACGTCAACGTCGCCGTTCTCATTGGGCAGAACCTTGATGCCCGGTGTCTGAGAACGCCAGTCGCCGACCAGTTGGCTCGTAACAGCCTTCAGGTTGTTGATCGTGAGGCACGGCAGGTTCTTGCGGTACTGCAGGACCTGATCGTCCCACTGGTCTCCGGACCAGAACCTTTTGTCGTCCAGCGCGGCTTCGCGGTTCAGCCGGTCGTATTCAAGGTCCTGCTTGTACTGATAGCGCATGTCCTTGAGGAAGGCTTCCTGATCCTCAAAGCCCTCGGGGACATAGCTTTCCGGCACTGCTCCGCCTTCCGGGGAAGGGATGGCCTTCTCCGGATCGAGTGCGAGGACGGTTGCCATTGTTAGAGCGCAGCCCTCTTCTCGGCAGGAACGATCAGTCCAAGGTCAAACGCCTCCTCAAGAGGCATACACCACTCGGCAACCGTGTCCTTGGACGTTTCGATGATGACCGACGCATAGGGAACGAACCGCGTGAGTGACGACGGCGCCGGACAAACCTCGGTGCCGGCGGGGATCACGATGTCCTTGGCGGTCACGTACTTGCTCATTTCGACTCCAGCAGCGCAATCGAGGTCAGTCGTTCCTCAAGCTTCTCGATCTCGGCCTGTATCGCAGCGACGTTCGGCGCGAAGTTGGCGTTGATCGGCACTCGGGTTCCAGATCCGTTGGGATCGGGCTTGGTGCGGGCGTTCAGCAGCCGGTAGAGATGATCGAGGCGAGCGTCGTGGCTCACTTCTTCAGCACTCTCAGGTAGTCGGCAGCGGCCTGAAGCAATCCAACATCATCTTTGAGCAGACCTAGTGCCTTGTTGCATTTTTGGCAGAGCAGCCCGCGCACGTCCCCATTCCTGTGGCAATGGTCTACATCCAACACAGGGTGCTGCTCAGAGCAAATCGCGCAACACCCGTCCTGATCGCGATACATGCGCTCATAGTCATCGTGCGTTATGCCATACAGACGACGAAGACTGTCGGTGCGCCTAGCCTTGTATTCCTTCGATGCATATTTCTTCTTCTTGCGCTCGGAAATCTTCTCAACGTTCCGAGCAGCATACGCCTTCACGCTATCTAGAACCTTTTCTCGGTTCACGCTGTAACGGCGCCGAGCACCGGCCCTGTGCTTTTCTGGATTGCTACGCCTGTCGGCCCTGGCCCACTCGCGCTGATAAGCGCGGACGCTGTCCTTGTCTCTGGACCTTGCCAATTCAAGGTTACACTCGACACACTGCCCGCTGCTTATGTAACGCTCGCCTAAATGTCCACGTTTGCATGGACTATTCATCGGCTTGCGGGCTGTGTTCTCGCTCATTTCTTCTTCGATTTTAAGACTTTATTAGCCTTAGCGTCAATGCGTTCTTTCGTCGCCTTGCTGATCTTGCCCTTCTTCTCCTGCTGGGAAGCACGAGCCTTTGCGTTCGCGGCGTGAGATTTATCGGGCATGGGATATTTGCGCGAGCCCGGCATACCGAACTCATCGCGCGTCAGCTTGTCACGCATCTTTGCGGTAAGTTTCATATGATCTCCGTGCTAAGGAGCGATAATGAGACGAGAGAAACTTGAACTAGCCGCAGTCGTGACGCTCATCGTCCTGCTGGCCTTGGCGGCAGTGGTTCAGGCAACGTCAGAGCCTGTCCTGCACTGGCCGCATTGGTGATTAGGCCATCCATCCTGTCTTGACTTGCGGCCGACTGATCGGCGCAACCGAAGGCTCGGGCTTCTTCGCGGCGAACCGCTTCATCATCACCGCGTAGCGTGTCGCTGAAATCCGGTCGTCATTAAGCTTGACGATCAAACCATCCTGCCGGTGATAAAGCCGGAACTCGTTGAACCACTCCTCCAGATGCTCGAACACCTTGAAGCGTCCGGTATGCATCCGGTCCAGCATCTCCGAGATGCCAGCCTCAACCCCGAATGTCCCGTCCTCGAATGTCGCCCGCTCCGGAAGAAGCTTCATCCCCTGCTTGCGGTACTGCGAAGCCAGCTGCTCGCCAGATCCCTTGTCGTGCTGCAATCCATCGTGCGGCCATGCCCACTTCAGCCAGTCGTCCCACGGCTTCAGCGCTGCTGCTGCAAGTACCGGCGTTGTCTCGCGCTGTGCCCAGCAAGCCGTGACGTAGAGAGTGTCCGTCTCCTTGTCCCACGCTATCCTGGATGCGGCCGTCGGGTGATCCCAACCGAAGTCCAGCCCACCGATCTGCGGCCAGTCTTCAGGTATCTTGAACGAGGAGCATTTGATCTCGTCTTCGTCGACCGGAAACACGCGACCCGAGCCAAGGATAGGAATGCCCTGCGTTCTCGCCTTGCGCTCGTGCGCCGGATAGCTGGCGATGATCGCTGCCCGCTGCTCATCCGTATAGTGCTCGGCATCGTTGATCGTCATGCGGGTGACATGCTTGCTCATGCCATCGCCTTGATCTCTTCTCCGGTCAGGAACGACATGACCACATCGCTCATTCCCTTCAGCGGCGTGAAGGTCAGCATCACGAGGCCACCAGTCGCGTTGGTGCGGGTCAACCCTTCAGTGTAAATGTCGAGCGGCGGCTCCTCGTCGAACCACACACCGTTAAGCGTATCAGCCTGCCACTTAGCCCGACCCTGCTCATAAGCCTTGAACAGAAGCGTTGAGGCACCCCCAGTGACGTGCTTGACCGTGATCGAGTCCAGAGCGTTCGGAACACCCATTCCTCGGAACGTGTCGAGAATGTCATCACCCGGTATCGCTCCGGTTCCCCACTCCTCTTCGCGCTCTGGCTCGCCGACAAGAAGCTTCTGGATGCTGTCTCGCGTGGAAACCTTCGTCTCGCCACCCGCCCAGTAACGCCCTGGCTCCTCGAAACGTCTGCCGCGCCACCAGTCCGGATATTTGCCGGTGAGGTGCATCGCCCATTCCATCGATCCGGCCAGCGTCTTGCCGAGCTGGTTGCCGGCCATGAATAAGCGTTCGCGGTGGATCAGTCCGGCTTCGTGGAACTCACGCTGCTTATGGTAAGGCGAGTATCTAGTTAAGCGATTGCGGCGAAACCTGCGGAGCTGCGTCTCCAGAGCTTGAGCCAACTCCCGCTTGGTTAAGCTGGCTGAGAAGGCTGGCGATTCGTCGATCAAGTTGCTCGTCTGTAAGTTCATCCCACTCGCTCACCTTCACGTTGAGCTGCGACGGCAATGTTGAAGCAACGACCTTTACATAGTCTTTCGGGCTCTCTTGGCGCATGTCGATGATGGCTTGAACACCATGCTCCTTGAAATCGTCGCAGAGCGCTTCGAGGAATGCCTCGCCAAGCTTGTTGCGTGAACCTTTGGGACGACCGGGGCCGCCTGGATTGCCGGGCTTGAACGCGTTCTCGGCCAGAACTTCTTCCCGCGTTTTCCTCGCCTTTGAAATCGCGTCAGCCATCACTCAGACCAGAAAGCTTGCCGCGAAGAACGCGAGGCCAGCAGGTACAAGCCGTCCATTGCCGACAGGAATAGCGGCGAGAATGAACAGGACGATGGCGACGATGAGGAATGCTGTGTGGAGCATCTTCGTCCTTTCGTGAATTAGCCCGGCGCTCGCATCTCAAGGGGCAAGTGAAGGTGCGGCGCCGGGTCGAGCCAGATGGCCCGAAATGAATTGCTGTGCTTTAGACAACCCTACGGAAGCCATTCAGGGTGAGGGCGTACTGTCCCATGAAAGGGCGACGACCAATTAGCTCACTCTTATGCCGCTTTTGCGACACTGGCATCCGCAACAACATTTGCATCATCCTCTCGAAGAATGGAAGTGGAAATTTTCACCGGCCGATGCCAATCTGTGAATATCACGACAGCGATTCCGTCGCGGCAGCGTTCGACCTTGGCTTTCAGTCCCTGGAAAGCGCCGTTCGTCACTCGGACTTTCGCGCCTTTCCCGAAACTCGGCAGCGCATCTCTCGGAATGGCCTCACGTTCGCTCAATCGCAGTTGGGCAAGAGCGCTGTCCGAAATGATCGGGATCTGATCCAAGTACCGAAACACGCTGAAGTTCGCCCTTGTGCTCGCCAGTTCTATGACATCCGGCAGATGACACGACCGAACGAATACGAACGACGGCAGCATGGGCAGTTGGATCTCGCGCCGGACGTTCATTCGCGGAACCCGGATCTTCATTCGCTTTACCGGAGTCCATGCCTCGAAACCATCTTCCGTTAGCGATGCAGCAAGCGGAAGGGTTGAGCGCCCGGCAGTTCTGAGGATGAACCAGTCGCTCAATTTACCTTCCTCCGATCAGTACGGCGTCCAGCAGCGCTTCAGCATTGCGCATTAGATTGTACGTGTCCTCGCCGGGCTTGGCACATTGAACGGCGCGCTCAACCGCCTTGTCGCGTAGAACCGCAAGCGCTGCGGAGTGCTTTTCCGTCACTATTTCAGGCATGTTTGCGTAGAGCCTGAGAATGTTCTCCACGCCGCGCGCTGCCGTTAACGCCCGGTCCTCATCTGTAGGCGCCTCGTATGCGGCGAGGCAAAGGGCTGGCAGCAATTGCTCATCGATTTCGACTTCGAGCTTCACAATGCCCATTACCTTCCTCCGGTGGGTGAGATGCCAGCAACCCGGCTGACGCGATGGTCGAAGAACACGTCCTGCACTCCGCAGAAGCCAGGCAGTCCCATGCGCACCTTGACGACCGCCAGCTGAGCGGCGTTCACGGTCTTGTCTGGCCTATGATAGACGAGCCCATAATCGGCTTTGTTTGACCAATTGGCGCTGTCTGAAACGTCGTAGAGCGAGGGCATTTGATTGACGCCCTTCTGCGGTTTGGTGGGATGCGCGACGATCCACACCGCGACGTTGTTGCGCCTTGCGAACGACTTTACCCGACGAATGGCGCGCCCGACATATTCGGTTAGGCTCTCGTCCCGCCTCCGTTTGTGTTCGAGCTCGTTCCACGGGTCCAAGACGATGAGCCGCGTTCCGTCGCGGACGATCGATGCCCGCGCCGTGTCCAGAAAAGTGTCAATGTCGAACTCCAGCTCCTCATCCAGAGCGTTAGAAATGATGGTGAGCTTGCTTCCAATTTCCTTGTAGGCTCCGGCTCTAAGCGGGTGATTGATGAACTCGTAATCGCTGCAACCGATCATGGCTTTCGCGAGACCGTCGATGAGAATTGGTTTCGGGGCTGTTTCAAAGCTCGCCACGCATGTCGGTACGCCGTGA